AATGCAGGTCCAAGACCAACTGGTGCTATCTTCCTCCCTGAAGATGAATCAGAAGAAATAAGGCGAGAGCATATTAAGAGAAACGCAGAAAGAGGTGGAATAACAACATTATCGGAACTTAGAGATGACGAATAACATATGAGTAAACTTGAAACAAAAAAAATCATACCAAGAGGAAAGTACATCCTAGTAAAACAGGATGAGCCGGAGTCACGTGAGAACGAGTTCGGACTAAGTGTCCCTGACTCACAGGAACAGGATCAAAAAGCTACAGGAGCAGTAGAATCCGTAGCCAAAGGAATCACTGACCTAAAAGTAGGCGATAAGGTAGTATTCGGTGCATACGCAGGAGAGCAACTAAAGGTCACCGAAAAGCATAAGGAAGTAACATTCCTCTTGCTCCACGATGACGATATAATTGCCACTATCAAGTAGTATGAAAACCTCACCGATACGCTATGGCACACGATTCGGTTGCAGATTCGGAATGCCACATCAGTTTGAACTGATAAAAGATACCAAGACAGCAAAGTACGAAAAGTGTGTCCTGTGCCAAGTTAGAAAAAGGTGGAACAAAAGGACTAAAGGAAGAATCGACAACCCTGAATACTTGAAAGCCCACGTTAGAGAGTATGCACAACCTAACGGATCAACAAAGAGAGTTTTTATGAAAATACATAACCCTGACAAATGCGTAATTAAAATATAAAGCTATGCCAAAAATCAACGTAATCGACAATGCAAGAGATACCCAAGAAATAGTAATGAATACTGTTAACAAAGCAGCGACTATGGTTAAACCAACCTATGGACCTGCAGGAAACAAAGTAATCATTTCAAAACTGACTCATAGAATGACCATTGATGATGGAGTACAAATCCTACGTGACCTAGAGCTAGAAGATGCTAACGAAAATGCAGCACTACAAGTCATCAAAGAAACTGCTATCCGTACCAACGATAGAGCAGGTGACGGAACTACAGGGTCAATCATTATGCTACAAGCTATCCTAAAAGCAGCATACGAAAGACCAATGCGAGATGGTAGGTCAATCGAGAACGAAATCAAGAAAGGTCTAAAGGAAGCAACCGAGCAACTAACGAAATCAGCTAAACCTATCAAGACAAAAGAGGAACTACTCAAAGTAGCACGAATTTCATTTGATGACCCAGTAATAGCAGAAATGATTGCTGATACATGGCACAAGATAGGAAAGGATGGAGTAGTAACAGTAGACAGATCAGGAACAATGGAAACATTCCCTGTACTAACAGAGGGTATAACCATGAACAGAGGATACGTGAGTCCATACATGATCACTAACCCTCAAAGAATGGAAGCAGTATTAGAGAAACCACACATTCTCTTAACTGACTATCGCCTAACTGAAACAAGCGACATTCTTCCAATTATGAATAAGTTAGCTGAAAAGCAGATACTAAATCTTGTGATTATCTGTGACAACCTAGAACAATCAGCACTAGCAACTGCAATCGTAAACAAGATGCAGGGAAAGTTCAACGTGGTAGCAATAACTATTCCATCAGGAGATAAGCAAGTAACCCTAGAGGACATCGGAACTATGATAGGTGCGAAAGTGTTCTCCGAGAAGAAAGGTAATAAACTAGAAACTGCAGAGATAAAAGACTTAGGTAGAGCAGACAAGTTTATTGCAAGAGCAAAGGAATCAGTGATAGTTGGTCCACGTGGCAAGAAAGAAGATATAACAAAAGCAATTGCTGACTTGCGTATGGCTCACGATGTAGCAACTGACGAAAACGAAAAGAAAGAGTTAGAAAAGCGTATTGCCACATTCTCAAATAAGATAGCTGTGATTAAGGTGGGTGCAGCAACAGAGAACGAAGAACGAGCATTAAAGTACAAAGTAGAGGATGCAGTAAATGCGGTACAATCAGCATACAAAGGTGGGGTAGTTTGTGGATCAGGACTAGCACTACACAGACTAGTAACTTCAAGTGAAATCCTAAACGAAGCATTCAAAGCACCATTCAAACAGCTCAAGCTAAACACAGGAATAGATACCCACAGGGAGTTGAAAAGTGACGAGGCAATCAACGCAGTTAGTGGTAAAATAGGTAAATACATGGAGGTAGGGGTAATAGACCCAGTACAGGTGCTGATAGCAGGAATCGAAAGTGCTGTGAGTATCGCATCAATTTTAATAACATCAAAAGGCATGATTGTCGAAGTGCCTGATAAACCTAAAACTGAATAACATGACCGAAGAAAAAGAAGTAGAAAATGTATTCCAAGAATACATAAACCTACAAGAAAAGCTGATGACCTCAATAGTGAACAGAGAAATGGCAAAGAACGGAGTAATAGGACAGTACCCTCACAAATACGAAAAGGAGATAAAGGAAACTAAGAAATTACTAGAAAAGAGCTTAGTGACACTAAATCAAAAATAACACCATGAACATATTCCACACATTAGTGATCAAGGTAGCAAGTGTAGTATCAGCAGTACTCATCTTTGTAGGAGTTAGCACTCCGACCGAGCAACCAACCATCACAACTGTCGACATTCAAAGTAACGAAGTGGTAGAAGTAAAAACTGTTAAAATTGAGCAAAAAACTCCAACTTCGACAGAAAAAGTGCAAGAATCGACTATTTTAGTCAAAACAGAGGTACAAATAGCTACTACAACCCCACAGGAAAGCCCAAAACCAACCCAAGAACAGCGAGTAGTACCAATATACATAGTTACGACCCCATCGGCTCAAACAAGCCCTCCAACGCAGGAAATCCTGCCAACGAGCCAACCACTAATAACACAAACACAAAAACCCATGACATTCGATCCATCAATCACAATAAAGAATCCAATTCCATCAAAAGGAATTCGAACAGATGTAGAGTATCTAGCTAGAGCAACTCCACTCGATGAACTAAACGAAGTATTTATTGGTGCAGTAGTAACTGGTCCTGAGGGTAACGTGCTAAACGACATAGACGTAACTGTTGAAGCAACAGACGGAAGTCAAAACAAGACTATCCATGGAACAGGAAACATCAGTACATTCGGAGATGTAAACAACCCAAAGTACTACTATCCATTCACATACACGTTCTACTTCACAGGAAAGCACGTGATCACATTCACAGCACTCGGAGTTAGCCAAAGCATAGAAGTTACAATCGATAAGGAAGATAACCGATAAACACCATGTTACCTGAACAATACCTAAACGACATAGTATCTCCAATAGTCACATTCCCAAGTGACGTAGGCATTGAGAAAATACTCGATGAACGAGGAATACTATTAAGACTATCCGTACATAAAGAGGACATGGGAAAGATTATCGGAAAGCAAGGCGAAACAGCACGAGCATTGCGAAGTCTTATGCGACAGTACGGATTCCAACACAACTCTCACGTGGCACTAAAAATTAACGAGCCATTACCATAGTATGAAAATCACTTATCGACCAATCATTGAAATAGAGCCATACGGAAAGAATGCTAAAAAACATCCTGATACCCAAGTGCTAAAGATAGCCGACTCTATCAAGGAGTTCGGATTCAACCAACCAATAGTGGTCGATAAAGACGATGTGATAATCGTAGGACATGGTAGATTCATGGCAGCAAACTACCTAGGTCTAGCAGAAGTACCTGTGCTAACCCTAGACATCAGCGAAGAAAAGGCAAAGGCATACAGACTAGCCGACAACAAGCTAAACGAATCAGACTGGGACATGACCCTAGTGATCGCAGAATTGAAAGACCTAAGTCTACCAATGCTAGACTTAACAGGATTCGATAGGAGATTAGTCCTAGATCTAGATGACAAAGAGGATGACGTACCTGAAGTACCAGTAACACCAAAGAGTAAGTATGGGGATTTGTACGAACTAGGTAACCATAGAATTATCTGTGGGGACTCAACAAAGACCGAGGACTTCATAAGACTAATGGGGGGGGGGTAAAAGCAGATATGGTATTCACAGACCCACCTTACAACGTGAACTACAAAGGATCAGGGAAGAATACCAGTACTACAATACTCAACGACAAAATGGGACAGGCACAGTTCAAAGAGTTTCTAGTTGCCTGTTTCAAAGTAACACGAGAGAGCATCAAAGCAGGTGCTCCTTTGTACGTGTTCCATTCTCCTACTACACAAGGTACGTTCGAGGATGCACTAAATCTCAATGGTATGGTAGTTAAAGCACAGCTCATATGGAATAAGCCACATGCAGGACTAGGTATGAATGAATACCGAGCAAAGCATGAGCCATTCTTCTACGCAACGATAAAAGATGAAAAGCCAAGTTTCTATGGCGATAGAACTCACACGACTATCATAGACTTCCAAAAGTCAGATGCTCAACTAACAGCATGGGCAAAGAAACAACGTGAAGCAGAAAAAGCAGGAAGAACTACCATATGGACAATGAAACGAGAGCCAGTAGGTGACTACGTACATCCAACACAAAAGCCAGTAGAGTTAGTCATGTACGCACTGGCTAACAGCTCAAAGGTCGAAGATGTGATACTAGACCCATTCCTAGGGTCAGGAAGTACACTCATAGCTTGTGAAAAGACAAACAGAAACTGCTATGGAAGTGAACTAGACCCAAAGTTCGTAGACGTAATAGTACAAAGGTACTGCGACTACTCAGGGAATAGGAACATTAAAAAGAATGGCGAAAACATTATCTGGTAATCATATGAGAATTTGGCAAAACGTAATCTACAAACGATGTCCTGACTGTGATGCACAGTTCCAACCACATCCAAAAGGTTACCTATGCCCAACAATAGACTGCTCATTCTTCATCACTAGAGAGGGACTAGCAAGAATACTCCTAGATGATACCCACGCAGCAATACGCTACGCTAACGATGACCAAAGACGGATAGTGAACAACGCATTACAAGAGCTTGGTATAAATGGTAAACTATAAAGATATGGCACGACCTACAAAGCACGAAGCACGATACAAGAATGTCGGAAGAAAGTCCGTAATGACAAAAGACATACTCCAAAAATTAGAGGATGCTTTTACCATAGGTGCTAGTGACATACAAGCTTGTTACCATGCAGGTATCTCAAAACAAACTCTATATAACTACCAAAAGAAAAACCCTAAATTTATTGACCGAAAAGAGTCATTAAAAGAACACGTTAGTCTTG